GTCCTGAAGCAGTAGACCTATGTGTGCAGTGGCTACTACAAGTCGATGGGCTAGAACGCCGCAAAACGGTAAATGAGAAAATAGGTAGCTACACACTGAAGCATATTGTTGAGAGGCATTACGACACGTACATTGCCAACGGAGAATTTATTTGTGCCGCCTTGTACTTAGAGTACAAAATGAAAGTAAGAGGACCAAATGCTTGGTTCAACATTAAGACTATACGGAGTTAATCATGCCCTACGTAAACAAACCCCGACCCTACAAAAAGGAATACAAACAGCAGCTTGACCGAGGCGAAGAAGCGCCCCGCCTTGCGCGTCAACGTGCCCGCACCGAGATGGACAAGAAGGGTGTTGATCGAGCCGGTAAGGACATCGACCATGCAATCCCTCTGTCCAAAGGGGGCACAAACGCTGCGGGTAACCTGAAGCTGAAAAGCCCAAGTGCCAACCGTTCTTTCTCCCGCAACTCAGACCACACGGTCAAAATTAACAAACCGAAAAAATGAACCTATCAGAGTATGAGTGGCCCCGTCCACACGGGTTCACCCCGTTCGCACATCAGAAGTTAACAGCCGAGTTCTTATTAGCAAACCCCAAAGCATTCTGCTTCAACGAGCAGGGTACAGGTAAGACAGCATCAGTGATTTGGGCCGTGGACTACCTCATGCAGGTTGGTCTGGTGAAACGAGTATTAGTGGTGTGCCCCCTATCCATTATGAAGTCGGCGTGGCAAGGTGACCTATTTAAGTTTGCCATCCACCGCACGGTTGCGATAGCTTATGGCAGCGCAGAGAAGCGCAAGGAAATCATCAACGGCATGGCTGAGTTTGTCATCATCAACTTTGATGGGGTTGGCATCGTCAAGAAGGAAATCCTTGCCGGTGGGTTCGACCTGATTGTGGTTGATGAAGCGTCTGCCTACAAGAACGCACAGACAGTTCGATGGAAAATAATGCGTGACCTGAACAAGGCCATCAAGGGTCTGTGGATGCTGACGGGTACACCTGCTGCGCAGTCACCTGTGGATGCTTACGGACTAGCTAAGCTAGTTAACCCCAAGGCTGTGTCGCCGTTCTTCGGGCAGTTCAAGGACACGGTGATGACCAAGGTGAGCATGTACCGCTGGGTTCCTAAACCCAACTCCAGCCAGCTTGTAGCCAACATCCTCCAGCCCGCTATCCGGTTTGAGAAGAAGCAGTGTCTTGACCTACCTCCGGTGACGTTCGTTGAACGCGAAGCCATCATGTCTCCGCAGCAGCACAAGTACTACAACGTATTACGCAAGCAGATGCTGATTGAGGCCGACGGGGAAGAAGTGAGCGCGGTCAATGCTGCGGTACAAATTAACAAGCTGCTGCAAATAGCGGGCGGTGCGGTGTACACCGACAAGGGTGAAGTCATCGAGTTCGATGTGAGCAATCGGCTGAACGTGGTACAAGAAGTCATTGAGGAGTCGAGTCACAAGGTGCTGGTGTTTATCCCGTTCACGCACACCATAGAACTGCTGGAGAAGCACCTGACCAAGAACGGCATAACATGTGAAATCATCAACGGAAGCGTCAGTGTTAACAACCGCTCCGACATTGTTAAGCGGTTCCAAGAGCAAGACACAACCAAGGTGCTGCTCATCCAACCCAAGGCTGCATCACACGGGTTAACCCTGACTGCGGCGAACACAATCATCTGGTACGCTCCCTGTACTAGCGTGGAAACCTACCTCCAAGCTAACGCACGAATTGACCGCCCCGGTCAGGTCAACAACATGACCATCGTGCACATCACGGGCAGTCCGGTTGAAGCGAAGATGTACTCTTTGTTGCAGGGCAACATAAGAAATCACAGCAAAATCATAGACTTATACCGACAAGAAATTTCTTCGTAAACACGTTGACAATGTCAAAAGTTGTGTTATAGTTCTCCTCCCACTAACCACTGGAGCAAACAATGGACGAAGCAGTTCAGGAGGGAACATCCTCCGTTGACATGGACAAGCTAGCCGCCGTGTACATCAAGATACGCGACAAGCGGGCGATAGCTAAGAAAGAGTTCGAGGAGAGAGACAAGGGCCTCGAAGAGCAGATGCAGATAGTCGCAGATGAAATGCTTGAAGCATGCAAGCGCATCGGAGCCGACAGCATCAAAACCCCACACGGCACAATCATTCGCTCAGTTAAGTCACGGTACTGGACGAACGATTGGGATTCTATGTACTCGTTCATTGAAGGACAGGGTGCATTTGGCCTACTGGAGAAACGACTTCATCAGACAAACATGAAGGACTTTCTTGCAGAGAATCCCGACTTGTATCCCGTTGGTCTCAACGTGGAGAATTCTTACACCGTGGTAGTTAGACGTTCAAAGGAAAATTGAAATGAGTAATCTCGCCTTGTTAAATCAAGACCTCCCCGACTTTCTGCAAACCGCTGGAGTCAGTGAGCTTACAAAGCAACTTGCTGGTCGCACTGGTGTCAAGCGCATCGTGCCTAAAAACGGCATCTTCCGCAAGGTAGTCGGCGGCGAAGAGATGGGTAAAGTTAAGGGTGACCTCAATGTCATCGTGGTCAACGCATCACCCAAAGTCGGACGTATCTTCTACGTCAAGCAATGGAGCCCCGATGCCGAGCCGACTGCGCCTGACTGCTTCTCCAACGATGGCACTGCGCCTGATGCTGGTTCAGCAAACCCCCAAGCTGACCGTTGCGATGGATGCCAGCAGAACATCAAGGGCTCCGGTATGGGCAACTCCAAGGCATGCCGCTACTCGCGCCGCATTGCTGTGACGCTGGAAGAGGACTTTGGTACTTCGCTTGAGGGCGAGGTCTATCAGATGAACTTGGCTTCCAAGTCTTTGTTCGGTGATAGTGTTGGTGACAACACCCATCCGTTTGAGAGCTACACCAAGTACCTTGCTAACAACGGCAAGAGCTTGGACTACGTGGTTACACAGATGAGCTTCAACGAGGACAACGACAACCAGTCGGTGCTGTTTACCCCTGTGCGGTTCATCAACAAGAACGAGCATGCTGTAACGAGCAAAGTGGCGGCAAACCCTGCGGTGCAGAAGATGGTCACCATGACCCCGTATCAAGCCGATACATTAGGCCGTGCACCCAAGCTGGAAGCACCTGTACGTGTAGCTGAACCCCCCAAGGTCAAAGCTGCTGAGGATGAACCTGCTTTTGAAGAGCCTAAGAAGCGCGAGTCCAAGAAACCGGCTGAGCCCGCTGTCACTGCCAAGAAAAACTTGGATTCGGTGGTGGCAGCTTGGTCGGATGAGGAGTAAGCATGAGCTATGGTTACAGCCAAAGCTTGGTGGAAGCCAACAAAAAGGCCAACATCAAGTCTTTGGGCGTAGCCTTGGGTCGCCTATGTATCAAGCATGAGGTATCTGTAAGTGAATTGGCAAAAGAACTGAGCGTAAGTCGGATGACGATTTACAACTGGTTTTGGGGGGTAAGAACCCCCACCATTCACCTACAGCCTCGCGTGATTAAGTACATAGAGTACCTCAAGAAGCGCAAATAAAACATGTCCAACTTCGACTTGCTGGATGCGGTTCTTCCCGTAGGGGGAAGGTACTGCGTGTTGGGGATTGGTAAGTACGTAGACCAGCAGTTTGCGGATACACGAGAAGAGGTTGATGAGCTAGTTGGGAAGTTTGTAGCGCGTAACGCTGATGTGTATTTTGGGTGCGCCAAGTACGGCCCACTAAACAACCGCACACACGAGAACGCCACCTACTTCCGCGCACTGTGGATGGACATTGACTGCGGCCCCACGAAGGCCGAGCCCGATGAAAAAGGCAAGGTCAAGGGTTACATCGACCAGCAAACTGGGCTTGTTGATTTTCAGAAATTCTGCAAGGCTGTGGGCCTGCCAAGGCCAATCCTAGTGAGTTCCGGTTACGGAATTCATGCCTACTGGCTGCTTGAAGAAACGGTGTCCCGCGCAGAGTGGGAACCACTATCGAGTCGGCTACGGGAGTTGTGTGTAGAGAAGGGTCTCATCGTTGATTCGTCGGTGTTTGAAGCATCACGAGTCCTGCGTATACCCGGTACGTTCAACTTCAAAAACGAAGAGCCAATGCTTGTACAAGTGTTGAACTCCGATACCGTGCGCATCCCGTATGCGCAGATGAAAGAGTTGCTAGGCGCACCTGACCCCAAGCCCGCAAAGCCTGACTTCATTCCAAGCTCCATGAGCCCGATGATGGAAGCGTTGATGGCAAACAAGGTCAAGCGGTTCAAAACCATAATGATGAAGTCGGCCAAGGGCGAAGGCTGCAACCAACTGATTCATTGCTTTGAGAACCAAGCAACCCTTGAGGAACCTTTGTGGCGCTCAGCCCTGTCGATTGCAGCTTTCTGCGTAGACAAAGACAGTGCGACCAAGAAGATGTCAGACCAGTATCCTGACTACGACCCTGACGAGGTTGAAGCCAAGGTGTATCACTTGCTGACCAAAGGTGGGCCACACCACTGCACTACGTTTGAGAAGCAAAACCCCGGTGGATGCGATGGCTGTGTGCACAAAGGCAAGATTAAGTCCCCGATTGTGTTGGGGCTAGAGATAGAGGAAGCCGACGATGAAGACAATGAAGTGGTTGTTGAGGTTGAAGCGGGTAAGCAGGTAACCATAAACATTCCTGAGTATCCGTTCCCGTTTTTTCGAGGGAAAAACGGCGGGGTCTATAGACGCGCCGACGATGAAGAAGCAGACCCTACGCTGGTCTATGAGCACGATTTCTATGCGGTTAAACGTATGCGCGACCCTCAAGCGGGTGAAGTCATATTGTTTAGGCTGCACCTGCCACACGACGGCATCAGAGAATTTTCCACATCCACCGCAGCTATATCGTCCAAGGACGAGTTGCGCAAAGCATTGGCCCAGCAAGGAGTCATGGCCCACCACAAGCAGTACGAGAACCTAGCTGTCTACGTGGTGACTTTTGTTAAGAACATGCAATACGAAAAGAAAGCAGACATTATGAGAACACAATTTGGTTGGGTAGAGAACGATAGCAAGTTCATCATGGGCGACAAAGAAATTACCAAGGACGGTACGTTCTACAGCCCGCCGTCAGAAGCAACGGAGTTCTTCGCCGAGAAGATTCACGCCAAGGGTTCCTTCGATAAGTGGAAGGAAGTGTTCAACCTGTACGCCCTGCCGGGGATGGAGCCGCATGCGTTTGCTGCCTTGACTGCGTTCGGTTCACCGCTGATGAAGTTCACGGGCTTGGATGGGGCAATCATCAACGTCATCTATGAGATGGCAGGGTCAGGGAAGTCCACCATCTTGCGTATGTGCAACAGTGTGTATGGCCAACCCAAAGAACTGATGGCGATTGAGAAGGACACATTGAACGCCAAGATGCAGCAGCTAGGGGTGATGAACAACCTGCCTAACACCATCGACGAGATTACCAACATGACGAGCGCGGAGTTCTCCGACTTGGCCTATGGCATCAGCCACGGGCGGGGCAAGAACCGCATGCGGGGCAACGTCAACGGTCTGCGCTTGAACAACACCTCATGGAAAAACATGACCTTGGCCTCAGCCAATTGCAGCTTCTACGAAAAGCTGGGTGAGTTGAAGAACACACCGGACGGTGAGTCTGTGCGTCTGCTGGAGTACAAGATTGAGCCAAACGATGTAATCGGCGTAGCTGTCGGCAAACAGATGTTCGACCACCAACTGAACGAGAACTACGGTCACGCTGGGGAAATCTACATCAGCTTCTTGGTCAACAACCTTGAGTACTGCCAAGACCTTGTGCGCAAAGTACAGGCCCGCATCGACAAGGAAGTCCAGTTCACCTCACGGGAACGCTTTTGGTCTGCGCAGTCGGCATGCAATATT